TAAAGCCCAACGTGTCACATACACCATTCGTATCAACAAAGCAGCATCTAATGCAGGCGACTTCACTGTTGCCGACCCAAGTGGTGCTGTAATTGGTTTTGGTACTGTAGCTGTAGCCTTCTCCAATCAAATCGCTTTCACTTTAGCCGATGGCAGTGCTGACTTCGTAGTTGGGGATAGCTTCACAGTTGAAGTTGTTGGTGATTACAAATACAAAATGGTTGAAGCAACTGCAACTGACGGCAGTGCAAAAGCTTGTGCTATTTACATTTCCGCTAACGATGGCAGCTTTGGTACATCCACTATCGCTGCAACCACTGACACAAGCATTATCGCGTTAGTTCGTGGTGCTGTAATTGTTGGTAAAGAGACTCTGACCTATGGTGCTTCTGTTAACACTACAGCAGAAAAAACAAAACTTTACAGCGAACTTGAGTCTGTCGGCATTATCTGCCGTACACAGATTGGCTCGTTCCCTGTTGTAGCTTAATTAAGGAGAATTAAACATGGCGATTGTTCGTAGTTATACTAACAACTTTGAAGTTATTGACCGTACCACTGAGTTGTTGTCTATTCCGAATTCATGGAATATTATTAACCAGTTAGGAATTTTCGGTGAAACTCAAGGTGTTACAACTAACACTGTATCTTTTGAAGATATTATTGAAAACACTGCCGTTATGGTTGACCAAGTACGCGGCCAACGTAACGTGTACACTAAGGATGCAGTTCGTAAATTGCGTTCTTACCCAATCCCCCACTACCCTTTAGATGGTTTTATTAGCCCTGAACAAATTCAAGGCAAAACCGCTTATGGCAGTAATGACCAAGCTGACACTGTCGCTGCTGCCGTAGCTCGTGAACTTGCCCGTATTCGCCGCGCCCACGCTGGTTTGATGGAAGTAGCTCGCGCTAAGTTGTTGGAAGATGGTTCGATATACGCTCCGTCTGGCACTGTATCTGTTAACTACTACACTGATTTTGGCGTAACTCGTAAAGAAGTTGACTTTGTGTTTGGTACTTCTACTACTGATATTATCGGTAAAATCGAAGAGGGTATTGCTCACATCACCGATAACCGCTTTGATGGTACTGACAGTATTACAGGTTTTGTAGCTATCTGCTCCCCTGAGTTCTTTGCTAACTTAATCAAGCACCCTAAAGTACAAACAGCTTATCAGTATTATAGCTCTACACAAGAGCCATTGCGTAACCGCTTAGATAGTGGCTTGCCTAAAGGTACTCGTGAATTTATTCATGGCGGTGTACGTTTTGTCGAGTATCGCGGATTGAAGCCAGACGGCACACGTTACATTCCTTCGGGCGAATGTCGTTTAGTTCCAACAGGTTTAACTGACATTTTCAGTTCTTTCGCTGCTCCTGCATTGAAAATGGACTTGGTAAACACTATCGGCATGGAAGCTTATGTGTTCCAGTATAACGACAGCAAAGGCAACGGTATTAGCTTTGAATCTGAGGCTAACTTAGTTCACGTTTGTAAACGGCCACAATTGATCGTCCGTTTGTACTCTTCTACTTAACAGGTAGATTGAAGCCCTCGCAAGGGGGCTTTTAATAATTAAATAAATATTGAAAGACAACAATTATTATAGTATAATACCTCTTTTATAGTAGAGGTACTTATGACAGAATTAGTGTATGGTATAGGGATTAACGATAGAAGTAAACCAGCGAGATTTGATTCTACAAGAATGACAAACGAGTACGCTTTTTGGAAAAGAATGTTAGAAAGGTGTGGTTGCGACAAACGCAAAGAAAATTTTCCAACATATAAAAGTTGCACTGTTTCAGAAAACTTTAAATATTATTCTTACTTCTATAGTTGGTGTCAAGAACAAATAGGGTTTGGAGAGGATGGTTGGCATCTTGATAAGGATTTACTACTTAAAGGTAACAAGATTTATAGTGAAGATACTTGCGTATTCTTACCTCCAAAGTTAAATACCTTAATACTTGGTTGTAAGGCACATCGAGGAGAACTACCCATCGGTGTATGTTTTGAGAAATCTTCTTTAAGGTACTCTGCATCTTGTATGTTTGAAGGGAGGAAAAAGAAGATTGGAAGATACTCTACACCTGAACAAGCCTTCTTAGCTTACAAAACATTCAAAGAATCCTACATCAAGCAAGTAGCAGAACAATATAAATCACAAATTGACCCAAGAGCATATAAAGCACTATTGGAATACGAAGTGAATATAGACGATTAACAGGCTAACTTTGTTAAGCCACAAATAAGGGGGGATACTTAGGTGGCTTACACGAACAGTCCATCAACGTCAGCTATAGACCGCTTACGATTAAATGTTGGTGACATCTACCCTGTAGAGATACTTGATGATGCTACCTACACATATTACTATACTAAAAATGAACAGAATGAAAGACGAGCAACCAGAGAGTTGTTCACCGTTTTGTTATTCGCCCTTTCAAGATATACAAGAGAACGGGCAGGCGATATTGAGGTTTATGGTAGTGACTACTTCCGCAACTACCTTGATGCTGTTAAATTAGCAATCACAAATCCATCCATAGACTCCATCACAGCAATACCTTTTGCTGGCGGTATAAGTCGCTCTGACATGGCAACTAGGGCTAATGATGCTGATGCTGTACAGAAACAATTCTATATTGGCTTTACAGATGGTGTACCGTCCTATGAGAAAGAACTTGTTTTAGACCCTGAGAATCCATTCCTTGATTGAGGTGAGATATGGCTGTAAAACTTAAAAGAGGCCAATCTTGGAAGAACAAGGTAAAGATAGACCTAACAGAATTAAATATGCTACAAAAGCGTTTAGTTGATTTTGGAACAAAGAAAATAAGGTGGGGCTACTTCGATAAGACTTATGAAGGTGACTCTCCATCTGATAAAAGACATGGACTACCTGTTGCTGTTATTGCTATGTGGCATGAATACAGACAAGCAGCAGGACAAGGTGGTTATAAGAAGAGACCATTCTTTACTCAAAGCATTAGCAAAGCAGAGGTTTTAATACCTAAAGTTGTTCCTTTCCTCTTTGGCCAAGAGCTATTAGGGCGAGTCAAGAATACTAAAGGTGGTGTAGAGAACGCTTTCCAACACAGATTAAGAGCCTTTGCATTAAACCTTTGTAAAACTGTTCAACAAGAGATTGATGCAGGAAACTTCACAGAATTAAGACCTAGAACAATAGCAGAGAAAAGACGTAAAGGCTACCCACTAGATATTCTTATTGAGACAGGGCAGCTTAGAAATAAACTGCAATGGATGGTGATAAGTCCTAAAGCGTATGGTAAGAATAAAGTAGTCATTGGCAATGTAAGTGATGATGTTAAAGAGCCTATTGCAAAAGAGGCAACCAAAGGAAGAAAGACAAGGAGCTAATATATGCTAACACCAAGATTTCTTTCTGTTGGTAGTACCACAGTGACAGTGCGTAGAACAAATACAGGAAGTTATGATACAAACGGTAGGTGGGTAGAACCAACCTACACAGAGTTTACAATAACAGCTAATGTGCAGCCTCACCTGATTAAGCGCAGAGATAAAGAAGGTAAAGCAGGGGATACAAGCCAAGAAGCCATTAAGCTCTACACTACTACACCCCTAAACATGACACAAGAAGGCTCTCTGTTAAAAAAGGGTGATAAGGTGTTATGGAATGGCGTACAACATGATGTTAAAGAAGAATACACTTATGTCATGGGTGTCTTAAACCATACCAAAGCTATTTGTATTAGAGAGGAGTTAGTATAGTGGCAATTATAGCTGACTCAACATACGATACAATAGAAAATGCGATTGCTAGTGCAGCAAACTCTTTAGGGCTTGGTGTTAAATTTATATGGGAATACGGTAATGGTGTAGAGCCTACAACAACTTATGTAGTGTGTAACATCATTAGTGATACAGCAATATCCAAAGGCACTGAGACATTATATGTTGATGGAACAACACTAAAGCAACAAATCAATACAGTGTATGAAACAGTTGTTAGGTTTGAGTTTACAGGTAAGAAACCTACATCTACTAGTTCTGCATCTGCCGCAAGCATAGCAAAACAATTTGAAGCATTATTTAAGTTCTCACCTACAAGATACATATTCTCTGATAAAGGGTTATCTATCTTAAAGGTAGGGGGACTAAGACAAGTGCCTGTTATGAGAGATACTAGTGTATTCGCAGTGACAGGTATAGATATTACATTCGCTTATGAACACATTGATGAGATGGTAATTCCAATTATCACGTCAGTAGATGGTGAGGGTACGTTGCAATACTCTTTAGCAGAAATAGTGGAGTACGGTTACGGTTTATCGTATGGAAGCTCCTATGGGGCAACAAGTAGCTCTTTCAATTTGGAAGATATAACAATTCCCCTCACAATTGGGGCTTAGATTTAGGAGATAAAATGACTACTGTCAATGATTTTATTGATGTGTCGATTACACGAGAAACAAGAGTAATTCAACGAGCATCTTTTACTATTCCGTGTTTTGTAGCTGAACATACAGTGTTTAGTGAACGCGCTAAAGAATTTAACAGCTTAACAGAAATTACAGAGATTGGCTTTGCATCTACATCTAATGTATATAAAGCAGCTCAACGATATTTTGCACAAAATGTATCACCAGAGAAAGTGATTATTGGTCGTAGACAAGTGCCTAGCATTGTATTCACACCAACTGTTGCTGATAGTGCTGTATATACATTAAAGATTAATGGTTACACTGTAACTTTTACGTCTGATGCAAGTGCTACGGCAGCCGAGATTGTAACAGGTTTGAAAGCAGCTATTACAGCAGAAACAGGTATTACAGGCATCACTGTTGGTGCAGCTACAACTACATTAGATTTGTCTGTAACAACTAGTGGTGCTGATTGGTCAGCTTATGCCGTAACAACCAACTTAGTTGGTGTTAATGGTTCTGTAACAGAGGCTTGGAACGACACTATCGCTGCTGTTCGTACAGCCAATGATGAGTGGTTTGTCCTTAATGCTGAGACGCACACAGAGGCTCATGTATTGCTTATTGCAGCATACATTGAAAGTATCAAAGCAACAGCACAAAAAGTGTATTGCTTCTCGTCTAGTGATTCAGGTATTAAAACATCGTCCACTACGGATATTTTCAGTCAACTTAAAGCTCTCAACTATGATAACACATTCTACTTATATAGTGGTAGTGCTTCAACATTTGCTGAGTGTGCCTTTGTTGGCCGCTTCTGTCCTGAACAGGCAGGTAGTAACACATGGGAACAAAAGACAGCGATTGGTTTAGTTGCCGATGCTTTGACATCTGCTGAGGTGGGCTATATTCAAGGTAAGCGCGGTTCTACATTTGAGACCGTAGGTGGTGTTGATATATTTGTTGGCGGCAAAGTTGCCTCTGGTGAATGGATTGATGTTATCATTTTTGCAGCATGGTTAAAGACCCGTATTGTAGAAGACTTGTGGACTCTGTTGGTTAACACTCGCAAACTAGGATATACAGCCGCAGGTGCAGCAGCTATTGAAGGTGCTATCCGTAAGGTTATGCTAGAAGGTATTCAAGTTGGTGGTTTAGCATCTGACCCTGAGCCTGTAGTTAGCGTTCCTAATGTGCTTGCATTGTCTAGCGCACAACGAGCTACCCGTGTATTGCCAAACGTAACATTTGTTGCCCGTTTAGCTGGTGCTATTCGTGCTGTTAGTGTTGCTGGCACAGTGTACGCATAAGGAGATAAATAATGAGCGGTAGAATTAATACTTATTCTCCTATTGATGTTGTTGTTATTATCCAACAAAAAGCTAAAGGTGTTGTACACCAAGTTAGTGGCTTTGCTGATGACAGTCAAATCAATATTGAGCGTGGCCAAGATACATGGAAGAAATACGTTGGTGTTGATAACGATACAACTCGTACATATAGTGCAGACGAAAGTGGTATGGCAACATTATCACTAGCACAAACATCATCTTCTAATGATGTACTTTATAACTTGTACAACTATGACAAGAACACTCGTAATGGTCAAGGCTTGTTTAGTTTAACAATCAAAGACGGCAGTGGACGTTCAATCTTGTTTGCTCAAAATGCTTGGATTGGTATTGTACCTAATCAACAATTTGGTGCTGATGTTAACACTCGTGATTGGGTAATTCATTGTGCTTCTATGGTTGATGTTGTAGGTGGCAATGGTTTGTTCACAGCAGACGAAGTTAGCAATATTGAGAAACTAGGTGGCACTGTTGCCTCTGAGTGGATTCAGTAGCTAAATAGAAAGCCTCTTTATGGGGCTTTCACTTGTAGCTATTAAAGGAGGGAGTATGGCAGTTTATCATTACTCCCCTGCCGATGTATCAATAACATTCGCAGGGAAGTCTATTTCAGGATTCCCTGATAGTGGAGCATTTATTGAGATTAACAGAGAGACCCCTCTGTTTAGTAATAAAAGAAGTATGGATGGACAAGTAGAAATTGTTGTTAAGAAGTACAGCACATACAAGGTAACAATAACACTTAGTCAGTCTAGTCAGTCTAATGAGTATCTTAGCTATTTAAAGTCATTGCAGCAAAAAAGGTCAAAGAAAGCTAAAGAGAGGGGGTTAATAGGTATTAGTCAATTAAACTCTTTGTTTGGGAACATTAGCAGCTTAGTGGGCAAGATGCCTCTCATTGTTAAGAATAGTAGTGGTAATGCGCTGTTTTTTGCTACCGATGTGTGGATAGAAACAGAACCAACTGTATCGTATTCAGATACAGTTTCAGAGCGAGTATGGCAGCTTAGGTGTTTTAATGCCACTCATGTTATTGCAGGACAAGATTCTGATGATAACTTATTAGAAGCATTAACAGCAGTAGAAGCCCTATCTAGTGGTTTTGAAGTAGTGAAGGGGTTGTTCTAATGTCAGTAACATTGTATGACCCATCGCAGAATATTATAGAGATTGCAGGGCATATTTGCATAGGTATTAGTGAGATAGCTGTTAATAGGGGTAATGCAACAACTAAGGTGATTGATGGCATTAGTGAAGCCTATTCAGCACGTTGTTTAGTTAAGCGTAAGCCTTACACGGTATCTGTTACCTTGCAACAAACGTCTGTATCAAACAGCTTCTTACAACAAATACAATCTGTGACAGAGAGAAACCCTGTTACATTCGTTTCGATAAAAGTTTATTCAACAAGTGGAACAGTTCACTTAGACACTACAGGTTGGATAGAAGTGTCTCCTAACTTGACACTAACAGAAGAATTAGGTGACAGACAATACACGTTTAAAGCTAATCCATACACCAATTCAGGCGTAGTGGATTTAATCATGTAATACGTTGGGAAACGTATCTTTTTTACTTTTTAGAGGTTAATATGTTAAAGCAAAAAACTATCACAGTGGAGAGTGTAGACTATCTCCTTACCACAATTCCTGCAATCAAAGCCTTGCAATTACAACCTAAAGTTATGAAGCTGTTAGGTCGTTCTATTGCAACATTCCTAGAGTCAGCATCATCTGTACAAGAAGGTGCTACAGAAATGGAAGCTCAAGTATTGCAGCGTATCGCAGAAGTATTCCTAGAAGATTTAGACAAGATTGATATTGCAGCACTAGCACAAGAGCTTATTGCCTGTGGTGTTACTTGTCAAAATATGTCTATTGACACCCCACAAAAGTTTAACAATCATTTTAGTGGTGAGTTAGTTGTTCTTTACAAGGTGTTATTCGAGGTGATTCATTTCAATTTTTTGGAACAGTTGCTAAAACTCGTTTCAAATGGCAACGTGCAGCCCAAGAAGGAGATTTAAAACTCCCCTCTAAGTTGTCAAAAGCCATTGATGAGAGTTTTAGCGTACCTCACGAGGTATATAAAATTGTTATTGATGAACACCCACTAGCTACATACCACGAATTACAGACTGTTTACGACTTGTATGACTTATACGATATGTTAGAGATGCTTGAGCTTAAAGCTGCTGTACGCGATGCCTTAACACCAAAATCAGATAAATAAGGAGGACAAAGAATGTCATCTACAGTGGCAACTCTGTTTGCTGAATTAGGTTTTAAGATAGACAATCAAGGGATTGATTCTTTCCGTACCACAATTAAAGAGATTCAAAAAGAACTTGGCGATGTGATGCGTACATCTGCCAACACAGGCAAATCTGTTAGTGCTTTAATTAAAAAAATTAATGGTGTTAATAGTGCCTTTGACCCAAGTAAGATGCAAGCATGGCGTAAGCAATTAAACACAGGTGTTAAGTCTTATATAGACATGATAGGTGCTAATGAGCAAGCACTAAACAACCTTAGCACTAAATCTGTTGATGCTTCCCGTAGAATGAAGTTATTGACAGGTAGAGTAGACCAAGGCACAGACGCTTTAGGTAGATACTTATTAAGACTTGAATCTGTTATCTTAGCACTAGCTAGACTACGCGCAGCAGGGGTTAACCTTCCTAGAGTGGGTGGTGGGCTTCAAGGTGGTGGTAACGGTAGTAGAGGAAGTGGTAGTGGTGGGCACCCACCTGTTGGTGGTGGCTCAGGAATGGGTGCTTTACTTGCAGGGGCAGGGTTAGGAACATTCCTTAAACCCATGTTACCTATGGGTATGGGTGTTGGTGGTCTGCTTGGAATGGGGTACACCGTTAAAGAAGTAATTGCCACTGGCCGTGAAATGATGGCTATGGAATTAAAGATGAAGTCTGTTAGTGGCGAATCAGCAGACTTCGCTAGAAACATGGAATATGTTAGAGAGTTATCACAGTATCTCGGTTTAAGTTTGACAGAGGCAGGTAATGCCTTTGCTAACATTGTTGTAACAGCTAAGGACAAAATGAGTCCTAAAGAAATGCAACGAATGTTTACAGGCTTTAACAAATACTATGCTGCTGTTCACATGACTACAGCAGACCAAAAACTAGCTAACTTATCTATTCAGCAGATGTTTGGTAAAGACAAGATTCAAGCACAGGAAGCCCGATTACAGATGGGTCAACGTGTAACACCATTTATCAAGCTATTAACAGAAGCAGCTAAAGAACAACTAGGCGATAAGTTTACATCTTTTGATGATGTTATGAAAAGAGGGTTGTTAGACCCATCTAAACTTCTACCGTCTGTAGCTGATAAACTAGCTAAGATTGCAGAGAATGGTGGTGCTTTAGAAGAGGCTTTACATAACAGCCAAGTAGCACAAGAAAGATTTAATAACAGCTTAAGAGAGTTTTCTTATGCTTTGATGAAGTCAGGCTTAGATGAGTTCTTAGCAGGAATGTTTAACTTAGGTAACGAGGTTATTCCTTTCTTACTAAAAGCGTTTAAGTGGTTATTCAAAGCTGTAAAATCCTTCTACAGTATAATAAAGGCTTTAGGTGAGTGGGTAGTTGACCACCCATTCTTAGCAATGCTTTCAACAGGTTTAATCTTGTTATTGTTAAACATCAAGATTGGCATACCATTGATAACAGCTATGCAGATGGCTTTCTATAATGCAGGTGGAGCAGCAATGTTCTTACTCGGAGCAATTAGAAAACTATTGGTTGCTGGTGGCATTACAGCTCTTATTTTATTGTTGGCTGACGTGCAAAACTATTTCGTGCTAGGTAATAAAGATGGGATATTAGGCGCATGGGAGGACTTCTTCACTGAGTGGTG